CATGGCGCTGGACCTCGGCCAGACGGCCACGGGCGAGATTCGCAAGCGCGCCGCCCGTGCGGTGCTGCCGGATGTGCATCTGGACACGCTCCAGCAGATTGACGACGATATCGTGCAGACGCCCACCGAATCACCAACGGCGCGACGGCAGGCAGGGCTACAGGCCTTGACTGACCGGATGACCCTAGATGTGATGGACATGCAGGAACCGCCCGCGTAGCGCATGGCCACACCGCAAGAGACCGGCGAACTGCTAGCAAAAGTTTCGACGCGGACTGGGACAAACTTTGCCGCCCTGCTGGCTGAAGTGCTCCGCAGGGCCGAGCGTGAATTGTTGCCGGTGCTGCGGCAGGCCATCGAGGGCAACCGCGGCGCGACCGTTCAGGCCGTGCAAGGATTGGCCTTGCGCGCGGACATTCGCGCCGCATTGTCACGCGCTGGCTTTGATGACCTCATGGAGACGGGTTCGATCGCCGCAGTGGAAACGATGGTGCGAGCCTTGGGGCAACGGCAGGACGTGCCGGGGGTGGTCTCGTTTATTCGGCCGAATCCACGGCGCGTGGCGGCGCTGGCGCAAGTGGGCAGTGCCAATCTGCTGGGGCTGGGTGACACCATTGCCACAAATCTCCTGCTCGCGGTATCGCTATCGGCATTGACCATTCAAGACCGAGCGCAAATTCTGCAAGACCTTGCGGTCACGCTTGATAAGAATTTCAACGACGTGCAAACGTTGTTTGACACGCAGGTCAGCATTTACGGTCGGCAAATGGAGGCGATGTCTGCTGAAGCGCTCGGCCCTGACCAAGTGTTTCTATTCGCTGGTCCTCGCGATGGGCGCACCAGAGACTGGTGCTTGGATCGCGTCGGGAAAGTCTTTACGCGGCAGGACATCGAGCAGATGGACAATGGACAGTTGCCGAATCCGTTTATTACCGGAGGCGGCTACAATTGTCGGCATGTCTGGTTGCCTGCGGTGGCTCCAGAACTCGTCGAACTGGTGGGCACGGGAGAACGTGCGCCAGGATTCGCCGTGAACATGGAGCGCATTAAGCAATTGCGCGCCAACGCCAGACGGTCGGATGCTGCGCGCCGCGCCAACAATAGGAGCACCACGAACTAATGGGCGTCATCGTCACACGCAATTTTGAGCCGCTCACGAAGAACCTCCGGTGGGAAAAGAATGACTGGCAGCGGGTGGGCGAGTTCATTCGCAACCGTATCTTGATCCGCACGGCCAAAGGCGTGGACGGTCAGAATGTTCCCTTCCGACCGTATAGTGCGGCGTATGCAAAGAAACGACTTGATGCCGGGCTCAATCCGTCCATGGTGGACTTGACGGTGAGTAGCGACATGCTGGATGCCATTGTTGTATTCGCGACGGAGACGGGCGTGACCGTCACGTTTAGAAAATAACATCATGCGCCGAAAGTTTCGCGGACGCAAAGACACCATCGTGCGCAGTTCGCGCCCAAAGACGCCGATGCAAAAGGCGCTCTACCATCAGGTGGATGGGGCTGGCCGGTCACGTGTGAAGCGTCAGTTCTTTGAATTGAATGAGCAAGACTTTACCGATATCGGTATGATGTTAGACAAGCAATTGCGGACCCGTCTCCGACTCACGTAACTAGAGCGAGGATTATGCCAGACCCGATTACCGTAGAACTCGACGAGCAGGGCAACATCGGCACACTGCCCGCGCCCTTGCAGTCCTTCTTGGACCGCGCGATTAACGAGGCCTACAAGCGTGGCGCGCAGAAGGTCGAACGAGAGATGCAGCCGCGCATCGTGGACCCCGCCGAGCGGGAACGGCTGAAGCAGGTCGAAGCCGACGCCCAGCTCCTGCGTGAAGAGATTGCGACGCGCGACAAGAACTACGAAGAAGCCGCCCGTCTGCGAGAAGAGCGGTTTACCAAACAGATTGCCGAACGCGAAGAACTCGCACGGCTCAAAGATGCGGAGATCGGGCGTCGTGACGCACGACTGCGCTCCATGCTCGGGGCCGAGATTCGCGCCGCCGCCGTCGCTGCCGGTGCGCGTGATGAAAGCCTGCCTGAGCTGGTCAAGCTCCTCGGAGCGGATATTGACCTCGATGACCATCTGGACCCGTTCGTCAAGGGGGCCGACAACGCGCCCCGCCTGGTGGACGGCAAGCCGATGAGTATTGAGGGGTTGGTGGCTGAATACCTGGGGTCGCATCCCCACCATCTGCGCGGCGGGAAATCCATTCCCGGACGCGCGCAGGGGGGGGCGGCATTCCGTCAGACGCAGACACCGGCTGATGCCGCGCATGAAGATGCGCTGGCGGCGGTGGCTGCAAACCCATCGGCCAAGAACCTCACGCAGGCGGTGCGCTCGATTCGCAACCGCGCCGCTGGGGCTGGCCGCTAAGAGGAGAGTCCGTACATGGCATTTACTGGTCTGTCTACCAATGACCTGTTCACCGCATCGCTGGTGCAGGAGGACGTGTCGCGCCTGATTGCGACCCTCAGCCCGAAGGAAACGCCGTTTCTGAACTGGCTTGATGATTCGTCGGTCTTCGCCGTGTCGACGAAGCATGAGTGGGTGCAGGACTACATGCTGCCCAACTTCATCACGGCGTCGACGGCGATCAACTCGGCCACGGCCGCGACTGGCATCCAGATCAACGGTCTGGGTGAGGCGCTGACGGTCGGCACGATTCTGGAGAACGAGACCCAGACCGAAGTGATGCAGGTGTCCTCGATTGTCGGGGCCAACAGCATCGTGGTCACGCGCGCCTACGGTGGCGGCGCGGTGGGCTCGCTGGCCGCGGGCGGTCAGCTCTACGTCCGTGAGATGGCGGGCATTGAAGGCGCAGACCACGACGGACGCCACACGCGCCGTCTGGGTGACCGCAAGGCCAACACCGTGGGCCTCTTCGAGATGCCCGTGGCCGCGTCTGGAACCGAACTGGCCATCAACATCTACGGCAACGACAGCTACGATCAGGCCGTCGCCAAGGGCGTGGTGGACATGATGCATCAGCTCGAAAAGAGCGTGGTGCGCGGGGTGCTGAACAGCACCAACTCGCTCGGCTCGGCCTCGCAGACCCGCACGATGCAGGGGCTGCGGAACTGGCTGACCACCGTGAACAGCACGGTCACCGCCTCGTCGTTCTCGGCCAACCCGCACCTTTACATCGGGAACGTGTGGCAGAACATCTACGAGCAGGGCGGCTCGCCCGACACGGAGAACTGGGCGATTGTCGCGGGGCCGACCTACTTCCGCGACATCAGCAACCTGAACGACACGAAGGTCGAAGACTCCAACCAGTCCGAACTCTTCAAGCGCGTCATCCGCACCTACACCGGGCCGCTGGGCACCGCGACGGTCATCCTGTCGCGCGTCCTGTCTGGCACGGAACTGCTGCTGGTCCCGCGTGAGCGCGTGAAGGTGGTGCCGCTTCAGGGTCGCTCGTTCTCGTATGACGAGATGGGCAAGACCGGCGACAACAAGAAGGGTCTGCTGACCGGGGAATACACCATCGAGGTGCATCACCCGAACGCCATGGCCCGCATCAAGAGCTAACACCCTCGGCCGGGGCGGTTCGTGTGAGCCGCCCCGGTCGGTTTCTGGCGTCTGAGCAACGCCCTGTGAGGAGTGACGTATGGACCCGATTCTGGAAGAGATTTGCCGAGCGCGAGGGCCGCAGGATGTGCGGCCGGATGTGTTTAAGCGGTGGCAGCGGTATCTGGCCGATGTCATTGGCCCGCGCCTAGAGGTGCTGGACGCCGTCGACGAGCCGCTACGCCGTGGCCCAGGACGCCCGCGCAAGGAGTCCATCGATGCGCGCTAGCCTCACGTGGGCCTTTCATATCGATTCGGTCGAGTTCACGCCAGGCGTGCAGGCGGGCACGGAATCGCTCGGCGGGTCAGAGTCGGCCTGCCTCGGGCTGGCTCGTGCGCTTCAGGCGCGTGGGCACCGCGTGCATATCTTCACCACGAAACTCCACAATGACGCACTCCCGATTGACCGCTGGGGCGTGACGTGGCATCCGACGAATGCGCTGGCTGATGTCTCACGGTTTACCGCATGGGACGTCTTCGTGGCCCTTCGCATGCCGCACATTTTCGGCGCGAACATCGACGCCGCCCTGCGCGTGCTGTGGAATCAGGATTTGATGACCGGCAGCGCCGCCAAGAATATGACGATGGCGCTGGCGTGGGCCTATGACGTGTCGGCCTACGTGTCGCACTACCACAGGAAACAGTGGGAAGGCGTGGCCCCGGAACTGACCCCCATCGGCTGGGTCTGCAAGAACGGATTTGACCCGTCATACGTGCCGCTCGAAGGCACGCGCAATCTGAAAAAGGTGATCCACATTACGCGCCCGGAACGTGGCCTGCGGCCGCTGCTGGCGATGTGGCCCGAACTGAAGCGCCGCGTGCCAGACGCCGAGTTGCACCTGTGCCGATACAACAGCATGTATGACGCCTCAGGCTGGGGCCGCGTGTGCGCCGCCTACGACGAGCAGGTGGAGGCCGTGAACCGCGCCGTGGGCGGCATTACGTGGCTGGGCGAACTGGGCAAGCCTGCCCTGTATGAGGCCATCCGGTCGTCGGCGGTCATGTGGTATCCGGGCATTGCGGACTTTGCCGAGACGTCCTGCGTGGCCGCGATTGAGGCACAGGCCTGCGGCACGCCGTTCGTTGGCTCGTGGAAGGGCGCGCTGCCAGAGACCGTGCCACATGGCTGGCTGGTCAAGGGCGACGCCGACAGCCCTGCCTACCAGGCTGAAAGCATCGGCATTGTCGAGGGCATCCTGACGGGCCAGACGCCCGTGATGGACCGCGTGGAAAAGGGTCTCCTGCACGTTGACCACTATCGGTTCAACGAGGTGGCCGCTGAGTGGGAACAGATGGTGGCCCAGCGCCTGACGGCGCGGGTGCGGTCGAATCCGCGCGGCATTCTGGAGCAGCTCAAGCAGCGCGACGACTACGTGGCCGTGCGGCATTTTGCGGCCGAGCAGGGCTGGCCGGAGGTCGTGGAAGACGCCACGCGCGTCATTGACGGGCTGGAGCAGGTCTCTGAGGACTACAGCGCCCGTGCGCTGGACCCGCGGCTGGAGATGGCCAACAACCGCCGCATTACGCCTGTGATCGAAGCGCTGGCGGGCAGCGAGTGCGTGCTGGACCTCGCCTGCGGGAATGGCTCGTTTGCCGTGGCGCTGGCACTGGCCTCACCGACGCGCCGCGTGCTGGGCCTCGACTACGCGGCCGAGAATATCCGCGTGGCGCAGGCGTTCGCGGCTGAACACGGCGTGGCAGACCGCTGCACGTTCCTTGTCGGGCCTGCGTATGACTACACGACGCACACGGCCCATGAGGCCACGCTGGACAGCCTCAAGACCTACGGCCCGTTTGACGGGGTTTTCATTGGCGAGTTCCTCGAACACATTGCCAACGTGCCGGGGTTCCTCACAGCGGTGCGGAAGCGATGCTCATCGGGCGCTCGCATGGTGGCTACCATGCCGATGGGGCCGTTCCTGGAACTCGCCAGTCAAGACATGGTGGTGAAGCGCGGGCACGTCCACTGCTTCACGCCTCGTGATCTGGAGGCCATTTTCGGCGGGCAGGACAACCTGAACGTGTCCCTGCTGGATATGGGCGTGACGCCGCGTGGCAACCGCATCGGGCACTGGATTGTCTCGTGCAGGTTCTCGCGGAAGGCGTTTGGCGCGCGTGACCTCGACCGCATCGTGGCATTGACGCGGCCGAAGCCGACGCTTTCGGTGGGGATTCTGGCCGGGGAAACGATCGACATCCGGCGCTGCCTAAGTTCCATCTGGCACATTGCCGACGACATCATCCTCGCCAATACCGGCGTGAATCCTGACACGCTGGTCGCGATTGCCGGCGAGTATCCGCGGGCGCGCATTATCGACGTTGGCCCGGTGCATGGCCTGCACGGTGGCTTTGCCGAGGCGCGTAACACGACGCTTCAGGCCGCGACCGGCGATTGGTTCATGTGGATAGACACGGACGAACGCCTGATGCAGCCGGAGTGCCTGCGGAAGTATCTCGACTCGACGGTCTTTGTGGGCTTCGGGCTGAAGCAGCAGCACCTGCAACTGGACATGCCAGTCACGTTTGACACGCCCATCCGCGTGTTCCGCAAGCGGCCGGACATCCAGTTCTACGGCTGCGTGCATGAGCAGCCGCAGATGGGCGACTGCAACGGCGACATCGTGCCCGCCCTGCAACTGCATGACACGGACATCGCCCACACGGGCTACCTGAACGAGGCCATCCGGAGGAACAAGGCGGTGCATCGAAACCTGCCGCTCTTGCAGCGCGACGGGCAGGTGTTCCCAGAACGCCGCCTGCACTACCTGCTCCTGCTGCGCGACCACCTGAACCTCGCCACGTGGATCATGGAATCGCAGGGGCCGACCGACCAGAGCCGCGAGCATTTGCGGAAGTGCATCGAACTGTTCGAGACGCATTTCCCAGACTACGCCGACAAGTATCACCAGTTGGCGCGGCCGTTCTACGAGCAGGCCGTCAAGCGCGTCACTGGCGCGTTTGAGGTGGAGTTGGCCTTTGCCGCAGGCCAGCAGGGCTTGCAGGGCCGCGCGGCTCCGACGCGGGTCTGGGTGCGGCATGCGGGGCAGATTCCCGCGCTGCTGGCCGCAAAGCAAACCGAATGGCTGGGGCATTTCATGCCCGAGCCGCCGATTGACGTGGAGCCGCTGGAGGCCGTATGAGCGTCTGGTTTCCCAATGATGTGGTGTTCGACTCCGATTTGCAGGACTACGAGCAGAGCATTCTGACGCAGTTCGGCAAGACGGATTGGCAGGCCAAGCGCCGGAAGGCGCTGGAGGATTGGGCGTTTCCGACGCTGGCCAAGGCGGGCTACGTGCCTGAGCGCCTGCGGACACGGCGTGCGCCAGCGCAGGTGTGGGGCTATACGGGTGGCAACTACGTGGACTACACCAGCGCCGCCACGACCGTGGGCGTCGACGGCCTGCCGCTGGGCACCGTCTTTGCTGCGCCGTCAAGCGACTTCCTCTACATCGGCTCGCAGGAGCAGTTCCGCGGGCTGTCCATTCGCATGCTCGACCGCGTGGCGACGGCGGCGGGCACGCTGACCGTGCAGGTGTGGTCGGATGCGTGGACGAGCGTGGGCACGCTGAACGAGACGCAGTTCCTGAACGTCAAACCGTTCTCCCGCGGCGGGGATGTGCGCTGGGAGATGCCGCAAGACTGGGTGACGCGCGCGGTCAACGGGTCCGCGCCGCTCTACTGGGCACGGCTCAAGGTCAGCGCGACGCCCACGGGCGCGTATTGCGGGCAGATTGGCTGCATCCGCGGCACGGCGCTGACGGGGCCGGTGACGCTCCGCACGCTGGGCCTCATCTTCCGCGAGGCGCAGACGATGCAGGGCGGGCCGTGGCAGGAGAAGGCCGACGCCTACTTCCGCGAGGCCGAAGAGGCCATGCAGGGCGCGTTGGCACTGGTCGCACGCGACTTTGACACCGTGACGGTGGATGACCAAGTGGATACCACGGAAATAACGCAGACCGCTGACGATGTGACCGGCGGCGGCGCGTCCTTTCAGTGGACGAGGGCCTAATGGCAACGACTCCAGATGTGCTTCTGAACCGAGTGCGATCCTTGATGGTCGATGCGCCGTTCTACTGGCGCGAGGCTGTCAGCAGCGAGGACTTCGCCTTGCAGGGAACCGGCAGCAGCGACGCCGTGTTCCGGTGCAAGATTCGGGGCGGGAACAGTCTTGGAGGGTTTGGGTATTCCGAAGACCGGGTCGATACGCTGGACATCGAAGTGGCGCGGCAGATTGCCGCGGACTACGTGGCGACGCATGCGACCTTGGTCAGAGATTGTTCCAGCTTGACCGCAGCGATTATTCAGGACGGGCACGTCACCTCGGGTGAATACACCGTTCCGGATACTGGTCGAGCCTGGGAAGTGGCGGCACCGATCGGCGCGTCGTATCTCACGCTGCGCTTGACGATGCCGCTCAACTACGAAGCTCAAGTGTAGGAGAGTCCACACATGGCAGGATTGACCGGCAGAGAAATTAAAGCCGCGTTTGCGAAGTTTGCGACCAACTCATGGGGCGTCGCGGCCTCGGTCACGCGCGGCATTCACTTCACCTCGGACGGCGGCGCGAAGCTCTCGCGGCTGCGTGTCAATGATGAGGCGCTGGGCCAGACGTTTCTGGGCCGTGGCGACTTTGGCGACACGCAGGCGCAGGACATCACGCTGACGAAGCAGGACCGCTACGCGGATTATCAGTATGTCTATGAGGCACTGGCGATGGGGTCACCCGCCGCCGTGACCATCAGCACCTCGGCCACCACGCAGACGACCTCGTGGCGGCACGTGATTGACCTTGCCCCGTCGATTGACGG